GGATTAGATTTAGAAGTTGATGATGTTGCACTTTACATTATAGAACATTATGGTGATGGTAAAGACTCCAAGAAAGTAGAAACAAAAGTAAAAGCCGCTATGAATATGCTAGAATTAATATTCTTATCTAAGAATACTAAACAGGATTGGGCGGAACTAGAGGATATAGATACTGAATTAGATGAAGCAAAGGCTAAAGACGATAAAGGCGAAGATAAGAAAATTATTCTCAAAGAAAAGAAATCCGAAAAAGAAAAAGCCCAAAGTGATTTTATTATTCCTAACAAACCAATGTATAGAATATTCACAATAGAAGACATGGATGAACTCAAAGGATTTACAGGAGAGTTTTACATTCAAGAAAAATATGATGGTTTTAGAATACAACTTCATAAGATAGATAAAAACATAAAAGTTTATGATTATACAGGTAAAGATATATCTAGCAAGTGTAAGGAAGCGATTGAAGAACTAAAGAAAAAACACTTTGGTGATTGCATACTAGATGCTTCTTTAGTTTTATTTGATGGTGAAGATTCATTGAAAAGAAAAGACGCAGTAGAATATTTAGCGGGTAAAAAAGAAGGAACTCCTAGAATACATGTTTTTGATATTATGAGACATAATGAAGAAAACCTAATGGAAGATACTTTACAAAACAGAATGCAAATAATGTTTAACAATTATTCTATTCATTCTAGCGAAGCATTAACCTTCCCATCTAAAAAAGATACTAGAGTAGCGGATAGTCTAAAAGATGTTGAAGAATATTCTAAGAAGATTATGGAAATGCCTACTGCCGAAGGAGTTATGATTAAAGATGCGACCTCAACATACTTCTTAGGAACTAAGAAAAATCCAAAGTGGATTAGATGGAAGCCCTTTGTAGAATTAGATTTAATTGTTCTTGATAAAAAGAAAAGTGGTTCTAATTATTCTTACAAGTTAGGAGCAGGGCCGGTAGAAGAAGGAGATGAAAAGATAGAAGGTAAAAATTATCTTAATGTTGGTAATGCCACTAATACTCAAGTTTCAGCCGATGTTGGAGATATTGTTAGAGTTTCAATAGATAAGGTAAAGGAAGTTAAAGGAAAGCCTGTTGTTTATTCGGCAAAAATAAATGAAATTGCTGAATCCGAAACACCGGACAAATTAGTATCTTTACAAATGCTAATAAAAGATACTGATAAATCATTAAACTATAATGTCGAAGAAGTAGAAAAAGGAATAGTCATTACAGACCACATACACGGTGAGGCTAATATTATAATCAAAGGAGACATGGATGGTTTTACTATTTATGGTTTTGAGCAAAATAATCTAATGGCTAAAAATGCCCTTATAGATTTAGACCTATGGAAAAATCAAGCGGAAGAAATAATGAAAACAAAACAATCAAAATTAACAGTGGGGGTTTTCAACTATCTAAAACAAAAAGGAGCAAAGACTCCTAAAGAAGTTCACAATTTTTTAGTTAAGAATCATAAAGATATTTATCAAGATATATTAGATAGTAAATTAACTAGGGTAAAAGATTGGTTTGAGAATAGAGATGGTATATCTTTTGATGCTAAAACAAAGAAACTTTTTGCTGAAAATGATAAAATAATGTTAGACACCATAAAAAAAGAGTACAAAACACCGGAAAAATATAGAACAGGAGAATTTAAATTATATCTTAGAGAAGATAATAATCTAAATTTAGTAATGAAGTTAGGTGATGAAAGCATTAATTGGATGATTAGACTTGATTCTAAAGATGATATTTTTGAATTGTTTGGTAAAGCAGGGAAGTTCCCTGCTATTGTTGCTAAGAACATTTCAAAGCGTAAACTAATAGATAGTGGAGATGTTAAATTAGGTGTTCAAAAAGAAGGCTACCATGAATATTTCTTAGATGGTAATAAATTTGAAACTAAACTTCATGTTAGAATGCTTGAAGTTAAAGGAAAAAGAATGTGGTTGGCATGGACAGGCTATGAACAGAAACCTGCTGATACTGATAGTGATAAAGGATTGTGGAATATTTATGAAGATAAGTTTAGTAGTCTTAAATTACCACCAAAAGAAGACTAATCGTTTAAAATAACCGTGTGTATTATATATTAGAAGGAAATTTTTTTCCTTTGAGCGTAATGTCGTCGGCAGTCTTAGCAACTAGAAATGATGGATTCTCCATTATTAAAAGTCGCAGTGATGATTTGATGATTGGCGGATATGCTAGTATTGAAATTGTTGATAAGCAAAATGACTTAATCACACTAAAGGCACTTAATGAAGCAGTCACTAAATTTATGCAAGATTCTAAATTTAGGAATGTAATGACAAATCACTCTAATGTTCAAGTAGGAGAAGTAGTAGATTCTTATAGAGACAAAACAGGAAGACTTTGGAAATCCGAAGTAGATGATGTAGGTTTCTTTGTGGTAATTAAACTACGAGATGATATAGAAAAGGCCAAAGAAGTAGGTCGTAATATTCGCAAAGGGTCGTTAAGGTCTTTTAGCATAGGAGGTCAAGCCCTCCAAAAAGTAAAGAAAAGTAATGAAAACTTGGGAGAGTATAATGAAATCAGCAAGTTAGAGTTGCATGAAATTACTATATGCGAAAAAGGAATTAACCCCGAAGCGAGGTTTGATATTTTGAAACAAGATAAAACAGGTGAAAAAACTATGAGTAATAAACTAGAAAAAGCACTAGCAGAGTTAGATACTTTGCTAGAAGAGGTAAATACGCTTCGTAAAGAAGAAGAGATGGATGAAAAAGGCCATAGCAAAGACCACATGGAAATGACCGACGACGACATGGAAAGAGGAAACTATGAAATGGCGGATGAAGAAGAAGACATGGATATGGACAAGAAAGATGAAGAAATGGCGGATGAAGAGGAAATGGCCGAGTATCAAGATGAAGAAGCAAAGGCTTACTTAAGAACTCTTGATGGTGCAGGTAATCAAATTGGAGAACCTGCTGACCGTATCGTTATTAACAACGGCAAGCCAACTTCAAGCGACATGCCGGTTGTAAAGGCATTTAACAATGGAGAGTTTGATACTCTTGATTTGTCAAACGCTAACATTGAGAAGGCTTATGAGGCGTTCCGACAAGAACAACTTGAAGCACTTGCTTACGACAACCTAAAGAAGTCCTTTGAAGCAAGATTTTCAAGAGAAGTTTCAACAAGAGAAAACACAATCGCAAAGCAAAACTATGATGCACAAAGCGAGATTGCTTCTCTTAAGAGCGAATTTACACAACTAAGGAAATCTTTGACTGCTGAAAAAGAGACTATTCTAAAGGCACAAGAAGAATCCGCAATTAAACTCCCAAGTATGGAAGAGATGGCTGACATGGATTGGTCGGACATTCACAAAATGGTAGGAGGAATTTAAGATGAGTGGATATATTAATACAATCGCAGATTTAGAAGCAAGCACATATGGAATAAACAATTTACCTGCCGGTAATGCTTTGTTAAAGCAAGCCGGAGCAATAGGTGGAATACACACAGGACACGATGGTTCTCCGGCATTTTCCGGTAGTGCCGTTAGTGATGTATCAGCACTATACAATATTGTTTACGGACAGAAAGTATGGTCTATGTTGAATAGAGAAGTTAATGCTCTTTCAATGATTTCAAAAAGACCATATTCTTCTAGTGGATGGAGAGTTCTAAAGTCAAGACCTGCCGGTGGTAGCGGTAATTTGTTTACTGTTGATGCAAGCGGAACTGAAAACTTAGCAGAACTAGGTTCGGATAGCCCAAGAGCAGACATGATTGGTGGTGTTGCTGAAAATGCTGCACTTTCTACTGCTCAAGACGGACTAGGCCCAATTGCTCCAACATATGCACAACTCAACATGAGTCCTAAAGTCGTTGCACATCAATTTGACTTTAGTGAACTTGCTATGGAAATGGCTCAAATCGATGATGGAATTGGTGACATTAGAGCGCAAATGAGAGAAGATATGGGGAAGCATCACGCAGAAGTTCAAAATAAAATGTTGGTTATGCCACTAGAGCATTATGGTGAATCATCCGCTATGCCAAATATCGGACACAACTATACTTCTTTAAACAAGGTTATTACCTCAAGAGCAGAACTTCTAGCAATTGATGGTGGAGTTATCGCAACTGATACTACTTCCGCTTCTAACGCTTTAGGAAAGATTTACGGCAGTGAAAGATTTAGTGCTGCTTCTTTCCTTGATGCAGAAATAGACTTTGGCAGTGGTTATGCTTCCGGTGATGTTCGTTCACTAACGCTAACAAGACTCAATGATATGATTAGAAACCTAAGACTAGCCGGTGGTTCTCCAAAGGTTATTCTAACAGGCTACGATACTATTCAAGCACTTGCTGACTTGTTACAAAGCCAAGAAAGATTTATGGATAGAAAAGAAGTTGTTCCTACCGTAAACGGTGTTAGAGGAGTTAAAGGACAAGAAGTTGGATTTAGAGTAGCAACATACTATGATATTCCACTAATCCCTGTTAAGGACATGTGCCAAACAGGTAGTGCTTCAACAAAACTAAGTGATTTACTATTCCTTGATACAGACCATTTGTGGCTATCGGTTATGAAGCCAACACAATACTTTGAGGATGGTATCGCTAATGGAAACCCATTCGGTGTCGGAACTCTAGGTAACAGGGCTTTGTATCGAACAATTGGTGAAGTCGGATGTTCCTTCTTCAAGGGTCAAGGAAAGATAACAAACATACAGTAAGGAGAATAAAGGAGAGGATATAATATGGCATTTGCGACAGTAATACATTTGGAAATGAATTTAGAAGGAAACAGAAGATTGGTATGTGGACAAACCACAACTGATGGAACAGACGGAAACATCGAGACAGGACTTGCATTAGTTGAAAGTCTTGTATTTACCCACAAAGGAAGTGCAGTTGAGGCTAACGCAGCCACAGTTAATGCAGACTTACCACTAGCAAGCGGTGATGTAGCAATAAAATGCACAAGTGGTGATGTAGTTTACTTCCAAGCAATCGGACAGTAGGTGATTTAAATGGCATTGGCATTTACAGTAACTTTACTAGCAGACCACAAGGGAGTAACTAGACCTAAAGTATGCGGTGATGAATATGTTGTTGATGCACTAGTTGATGTAACATCTATTGTTGCGGCAG